ATCCGCGCGCGGGCGCACGGAAAATCCGTTTAAACTTAGTCAGCAAATCTTTTCTTATTCGGGTGAAAAGCGTGTTGTTACATTAAGCTACCCAAGGCTCGACGTTGCAAAAGCAAAAACTGTTCGTGCTTTTCTTCTAGCCATGGATGGTGGTGCAGGAACGGTTCTCTTTGGAGATCCTTTGAATGGAACGCCAGCAGGTGTTGCAGGCGGCGTGCCTGTCGTCAATGGTGCAAGTCAAACAGGCAAGAGTCTTATAACGACAGGTTGGACGCCGAGTCAGACAGGAATTTTGAAAGCAGGCGATGATTTTCAGCTTGAAAACTATTTATACACAGTACTACAAGATGCCAATTCGAACGGCTCTGGTGTCGCCACCTTTGATATATGGCCAGCTCTTAGAGTGTCGCCAGCCAACGGTGCAGCTCTTACGACGACGAGTCCAAAAGGTTTGTTCAGGCTTGCCGGATCGACGGTGACCTGGGGCTCGAGCGTCGAGCGAGTGTATGATGTTTCTTTTGAATTAGTAGAAGCAATATGAGCCGTGGAATTTCTGCGGGACTACTTTCCGCGCTTCAGGCAACGGTGCTTAGGCCGATATTTTTTGTCGAGCTTGAATTTACGAGCTCCACTTTGTATCTCTGCACGCAATCGCTCAATGTTTCCTGGAATTCCCAAACCTGGCTAGGCAATGGATTTATTAAAGAACCTCTCGGCGATTATCAGGAAAGCAATGATGGCAGGGCAATCGGCTGCCGCATCGTTCTTGATGCCTATGATGCTGCGCTCACAGCGCTGCTCTTAACTGGGCTCACGCAATCAAAAAGAGGGACGGTGTACTTCGGCGCGCTCGACTCTTCGGGTGCAGTTATAACAGATCCGGAGCGTGTTTTTTCTGGCTTTTTTGATTCTGTTGAGTTTAACGAGAATGGCCTAAGCTCTGAAGCGGTACTTCGATACGAAAAGGAAGTGCTCGAGTTTAAAAGGATTAATGAGTTTCGCTACACGGACCAATCGCAGCAAGCTCTCTTTTCGGGCGATAGAGGGTTCGAGTACGCATCGTCGGTTCAAGATTGGTCTGGATTTTGGGGCAAGGCTGCCAGGCCAAAGAAAACTCGTCGAAGAAGAGTGGGAAGAAATTAGATGTCTACAATGACGCCATACCAGCTTCAAGCCGCTCGCCGTCGCAGGCGCGTAATTCCGCGCGGGAAAAAAATAGGCGACAAGAAAAATCGCTCAAAAGAAACACGCAGGCGCAAGCGAAAGAAAAATATAGTTCGCGGCAAGGAGGTCTCTGTAACGGAAAGCTCCTCAGAGCTTCAAGTCATTTATGGAGAGATGCGTGTTGGTGGCGTAATTACTTTCCTAGAAACTAATCAGGATAGTTCCGCATACCTTATCACGGGCGATAGCGCACAAAATAACCAGCTTCTCTGGACAGCAAAGACAGCCGGAAGCTCGGGAAATCAAATCACTCTGACGCTGACATCGACAGGAACGGTTGCTGCGATATCTATCAGCGTCGTCAATAAAGCAATCACGGTGGCTCTTAAGAGCTCGGGTGGCACGCCTCTTAGTACCCTAAACGAAGTCATTGCAGCGGTCAGAGCAGATGCTGCAGCGAGCGCTCTTGTCTCAATCGACAAGCTTGTCGGAGGGACGAATGGGGTGCCGGTCGGTCTTAGCCAAACGCCTTTCGCGTATGGTGGCGGCACATGGCTACACCAAGTGGTGACTCTAACAGGCCATGAAATCAATAGCATTCAAAAGCTTTATCTTGATGGCCGCGAAGTCACATTCGGCGCTTCGCCGGATCCAAGGTGGGCAACGGGCGTCTTCGCGGATCGCGTATTCATGGCGTACAAGTACGGCACAGATGACCAGGAAGTCATGATAGATCTGCACTTCCAACTGCCTCTCAAATGGACCACAGATCACAGGCAAAGAGGCTGCGCGCATGCCTACATTTTAACCGTCTGGGATCCGAATTTATTCCCAGAGGGACATCCAGAAATTAGCTTTCTTGTGCGCGGGAAGCCTCTCTACGACACAAGAACATCAACTACAGCTTATTCAAAAAACTCCGCGCTCGCGCTCGCTGACTTCATGACGAGCACCAAATACGGTCTTGGGATTCCCTGGGCAGATATCGACACGACAACGCTGAACGATTCAGCGAACGTCTGCGACGAGGCAGTCTCGCTTGCTGCCGGTGGAACAGAGCCGCGCTATTCTACCAATGGCGTCTTTGATGGCTCTCAATCAAAAGAGGAAGTGTTCGAGCAACTGAAAGCGGCAATGGCCGGAGACGTTGTTGAGCAAGGTGGAAAATATTTTATATATGCAGGCAAGTACAGAACACCAACGGTCACACTGACAGAAGCGGACCTGCGCGGCGAATTCAACATCTCGACAGCCGTCTCGAGAAGCGAGTCGTTCAATTTTGCGCGCGGGACATACGCGAGTCCGCAGGCTAATTATAATGAAACCGACATTCCACACATAAAAAACTCAACCTACATCGCGCAGGACGGTGGCGCGCGATATGAAGATTTTACTCTGAACTTTGTGACGAGTCCATCCCAGGCTCAAAGGCTTTTAAAAATAGAGCTCGAGCAATCGCGCCAGGGGATATCGGTCGTCTGGCCAGGCACGATAGCGCTCCTGCAGCTCAGGGTGAACGATGTTGTTAACGTAACGCTCGCGCGCTACGGGTGGTCTTCGAAACCTTTTGAGGTGCAAAATATCGACTACGCAGAAGACGGAGACGGCTCTCTAGGCTTAGATTTGGTGCTGCGCGAAACGGCCTCCGGCGTTTATGACTGGAATAACGGCGAAGAAACCACGGTAGACCTTGCTCCGAACACCAACCTCCCAGATCCACAGGATGCTCCCGAGCCAACGAATGTCACCGTCACGAGCGGGACAGCAGAACTCTATCTCAGAAATGACGGAGCGGTCTTCTCGCGCGCGAAAGTGAGCTGGACGGCTGCCGCGAGTCCGTTTGTGGTGAGCGGTGGAAGCTATGAAATCCAGTTCAAGCAGAGCTCAAGCTCTGTCTGGAGCAACTCTTTTAATACGCCAGGCGGTCAAACCTTCCACCACATACTCGATGTTTTAGATCGCGTCTCTTACGATTTTAGAATCCGCTCCGTTAATTCGCTTGGCTACGCCTCAGACTGGGTCGAAGTTTTAAATCATATCGTGGTTGGGAAGACGGAGCCTCCGTCGGACGTTACTGTTTTCAGCGGTTTTGTGACGGACCTTGGCGTTCAGTTTAGTTGGACAGAGATTGCAGACCTTGACCGTGACAGGTACGAGCTCCGCTATGGCGCCTCCTGGGATGCAGGGACTCTGGTTGGTCGCATCAAAGGCAACTCTTTTCGATGGGAAAATCTTGTAGCAGGAACTTATCGTGTTTTTATCAAGGCGCTCGACACCTCGAGCAACTACTCAACATCGCCAGCTTTCGTCGATATTATCATCAACGGACCAAATCCGATCCGTGGCTTTACTGCGGACGCGACCGGCAAAAACGTCTTCCTAGACTGGCAGCAGCCAATCCCGAGCACTCTCAGCGTTCAGGAGTATGACGTTTATAAGGGCATCGATTTTGCTTCATCCATTTTTGTGGGTAAGGTCTTCGGAACTTTTCACACCTACATAGAGCTCGTCGGTGGTGATTATACTTACTGGGTCGTGGCAATTGACGTCGGCGGCAATCGTTCGAGCGAAGTCTCAGCGACCGCGACGGTCCAGCCGACCGAAGATTTTGAACTTCATTCTGAAGAGGATCTCGACAACAACGTCGAAAGCACGTATCTCGCTGTGCAGGGAGGCGAATCAATTGCGGTCTATGAGGATCCAAATAGTTTCTTCCTTCCCGTAGGTCGCTGGGTAGGAACCGTACCGATTCCGTTTTATGATTTTGCTCCGCTCTCTGACCTCTCGGGCGAAGAGTCCTGGGAAGAATGGTTTACTACGAATTGCTGGAATACTTTGCAGGACGCAATTGATGCCGGATATAACGCCTGGCTCTCTCCAAGCGGCATGCGAAACGGTCAAATCATTTTTAAACTAGATCTTGGGACTGTTCTTGGCGCTGCCTTCATCGAATTTCTTTGGGAAGTTGAAGCATTGCAAGGCACGGTGAACATCATCCCTTCTCTTGCTTACAGCGAGGATGACATAACCTACTCAGCATTCATCAATGCAAGCAAAGTTTTTGCGGAAGATTTTAGATACGTCATTCTTCGCATCGACGGGTACGCTGTAAACATTTTCTCAGTAGCGCGGCTCTATGATTTCGTTGCGAGAATCCAGCTTCAGGTTGAAGAGGAGGTGCAAACCGTCACGGCAAACTCAGGCGACGCAGGTGGTACTACGGTCACATTTGAGCATGATTTCCTTGATGTAACAGACATCCAGGTGACTGCAAATAGCACTGATTTTGCTAATGCAGTTTACGACTTTACCGATGTTCCAAATCCGACTAGCATGAAAGTGCTCGTGTTTGATAAAAACGGAACAAGAATCACTCGCACAGTTACTTGCAGAATTAGGGGAGCAGTGAATCCAGCATGACGGCAGATTTTAACAAACCAGATCTCGCATCTACTAAAACAAACTTCCCTGGTGAAATAAGAGAAGCCGTTAAGTCTGCATGCATCATGGACTACACCGGAGACTCAAATCTGGTGAATGGCTTTCTAAAGTATAATCGTTCGACTGGAATTTGGCAGGAAAGGCTTGCCGGTGTCTTCACCAACATGGTGATAAATAATCTTCGAACAGCACCGGCACAGGTAACTCCAACTGTGACACCGAGCGCAGGAACTTGGACCGATACGGGAAGCCATCTCCTTGTGGTCGATTTAGGTGGGGTCCAACTCGTGGGCATTATTATCTCAGGCAGTTCAAGTTCAAACTGCAGTACTCTTGACATCACTCACGCAAGTCTGAAATCGGGAACGACTTTCCGTGGCGCGTATCCTACAAACGTTTTTGAATCAGCGGCTCTCACTCCCTCCTGGGCGCGCGGGTTTGGTGCTGGAAATGGAATTTCAATCAATAAAGTTTCGGGAAACTGGACAGCGGGCAATGCTCTGGTTGCAGAGCTCCATGGTGTAACTTTCTACTAAGGATAAGAAATGGCAGATAATATAGACGTTCTCAATGCTGGTGGAACTGCCGCGACTTGGGCGGCTGATGAAATTTCCTCAGTGAAATATCAGCGAACAAAGTTGATACACGGCGCTGATGGAACCAATGACGGAGACGTCTCGCGCGCGAACGGTCTGCCAGTTGGCGACTCTCAAATCATTGCTCAATCGGATCTGGTTGAAAAAGGCCATGCTACTTTCACCACTTCCTATGTGGATATGGCGCTTTCCGGTCTCTCCACAGCAACCAGCGTCTACATCGACAATGATACGGACGGAGATCTCTATTTTAATTGGGACAATGGCGCGAACGCAGACTTTATCGTGCGTGCAAGAACAGCAAGACCTGTCCCGGTTTTAGCTGGCAATACTGGTCTTTTTTCTAAATATAAGACCGATCCAACTACAGGCACATGTTACTTCGAGGTTAGAAGAGGATGAGAAATCTTGGCGCGTCGTTCGATCTTGCCTGGGCTCGGGCAGACTTCAAACCCATCGCTAATAATGCTTACGACATCGGAAAATTGGGCAGCGCTTTTCGCTATGCCTACATCGCGAATTCAATTCTTTTTACCGGCTCAACCTGCCAGATATTAAACGGTACAGATGATACTGGAGTTTTAAAGATTGGTGGTGGAACCGTTGCAAGCTATCTAAATGGGGCACATATTGTACTGGAGAGTATTGGTGCGCCAGGACTAGGTCGATTGCAATTGGGCTCTGCTGATGGCGCTGAAGTTCAGCTCTCTCCCGGTGGTTCGACAACAATGAGATTAACTGCCGGTCTGAACATTGCTTTATTTGCAAACGGGAGTTATGGCAGCGGAGCAAAAGTTCTTTTTATGGGGAACGCAGACACAACGCCTTCGGGTACTCCATCTGGCGGTGGAATCCTATACGTTGATGCCGGAGCGCTTAAATACAAAGGTAGCTCGGGAACCGTCACGACTGTTGGCGCTGCTTAGTTTTAGCAAAAAAGGAAGGACAAAATGAAAACACTTAAAATAGCTGTTAACCTAGATTCTCCGCGCTTGCCGGAGCAAGAAAAAAAGCAGATTCAAGAAGTCGGATACGCCGTGCTACTTGAATCTTTTTTGAATCAGGCGCTCGCTGAGAAATACCCAAAGGGGCTTGACCGTCTGAAAAGGAAGGTTCTCGCTCGAGTCCAGGCAAGGCTTGACGCATGCGAGCTCGAAGCAGAGTACATGGAAATCGAGGACGGTGATTTTGACTTTATAAGAGATACCATGCTCGGTGATGACGTAAAGTTTTCAGCGCAGCAAAATCGCCTCGTTTCTCAGATAATCAAGAACATTGAAGATTGCGAAAAGGCATCCAGGGCAAAGGAGGATGAGCCTGCAGCAAAACAGGAATAGTCAGGTTTTCTGAAAGGCATTACACTAGGGGCATGGGCGACCGTGATGGAGATACCGCAGGACGTGTTCTTGAGCTGCTCGAAAGTCACATCGATGACTTTCGGGATCATAACGAACATGTCTCTAGTTTCATTGAACGCAGCGACGAACATTTTAAACGTGCGCAAGGAGCGATGACTCAAGTGAATGAATTACATGGTGCCATACAACTCTACGTTCCTAATTTAATAAAGCTTTCCTCAATCAACTCAACTCTTCAGAACATGGAGAAAGCAATTCTAAGGCAGAACTCTGAGCTGCTCACACCGGCAACGACTGCCGAGAAGATGCCAACCAAAGTGACCGTTCTCATGCTTGGCGCGCTTTTTGCCGTAATAGTTTTTCTAGGAAGCGCACTGATGCTCGTACTCCTGCGCGAGAGTAACAAAGAATTTCGTGTCGGAGGCGAGAATGGAGTCTCGATAACAAACCCGCAAGAAGCGGGAGAAAAAAAACCGGATAACTTGCGTGACTCAAAGTGAACAATGGTTCAAATCCATCAGTCAAATCTTGATTGCTGACGAAGGGTTGCGGCTGCGTCCATACAAAGACAGCAAGGGTCTCTGGACAATCGGTGTCGGATACCTAATCGGAGAAAATCTCCAAGACCTACACATCACAAAAGAAACAGCGCTTCACATGCTAAAAGAGAAAATCTCCGAGGCAGAAGAGGGGCTATGTCAAATTTTTGGCGCGCAGACTGTTCAAAATTGGACACCGGCACGCAGAGCTGCTCTTTTATCGATGATGTACACTTTGGGTCTTGCTCGATTCCAAGGCTTTAAGGACATGATAAAGGCAGTTCATCTTGAAGACTGGAGTATGGCAGCAAAAGAAGCGCTCGATAGCAAGTGGGCGCACGATGTAGATCCGAGAAGTGTTCAGGGAAAAGGCAGAGACGATAGAATTGCATACATGCTCAAAGAGGGAGAGTACCATGAGGCTTATAATTTTACTTCTTAGTTTCCTTTTGCCGATTGTCGGCTCTGCTCAAGAGCTGAGTCTCTGCCGCTCTCCTTACGCGCTCACGAGTGAAAATTTTAACTATAAAGAATACAAACGCCAAACGAGTGATATTGGGAAATACACCGTCGTCTGGCTCTGGAATACTTTCGGAGATGCGCTCGGAAACGCACAAAAGGAATTGCTTCGTGAGCAAGTCGTGGGAGTCGAGCTCGCGCTCTTCAATACCACATGCGTCAGGAATAGGAGCTGCGGCAGCTATGAAACACTCGCCGGATACACTATCCAAAGTCTCAACAAAGCCATTCAAAATCAAAACCCACAGCTCCGCGCAAAAATAAAGACCGAAGCGAAACGCGCAGCGGACTGGCTTCTTCCGCGCCTGAAACCTTCTCAGCGTTGCTACATCAATCCGTTTCTCGAACACAACATGGATCGGAACACATGGCAGACTGCGGTAATGTGGTTCGTGGAATCCTTCCATGGGCGTTGCGAAATGGTATGGAATCCAGCCGGAAGCAACCCAGGTAAAGCGCAATCGCCTGCAGGAGTAAGCGAGGGACACGGAGACTCGCCGAATTTAGAAAAACGCTGCATTGCGAATCCAGATGGCACCGTAATTGATTTCAGCGAGTATCCGAGCTACCTCATAAAATACGGACAAAAATGTGAGCACGCATGCGCCTGGCTCCCCAACGATAATTGCAGAACAGCCGGAGAGACGCGCTTCGTCGATCCACGAAAGAGGCTCTGCAAGGAGACAGGTGATTTCAAAAAAGAGAGAGCTGCGATTAAGGCCGCAAGAAAATTGAATAAGCCGGTGCCTCCATGGTCCGAAAGTGACAACAAAAGTCTCGCTGGTTGCACAAAGATTTATCCGAACCCGGACGGGGAAAAAAAAGGCTTTCTCTCAAAAGATAGCCATGTGCCTCATTACGGTTGGACTATTCTCTTTCCGAACCCACTGAGATTTAAATCAGCGGTCGTGCAAAAAGCTGGAAAGAATATCTCTGATTTAAAATACTACTATCCCTACGAAGGCGATGGTCGCCAAGTCTGGCGCGCGCAGCAGGACGGGACAAGCTTTCCCTACAACGTTGCAATTCGGGCCAAAGATTCTCAAGGCAAACTTGCCTGCTGGAAAGTTCCGAATCCGAAAGTAAGAAATGACTAACAAGCGACCAGGCTGGCTTCGAAGGCTCTTTGGGTGGATGGTTCCCGAAGATAATGCGCCAGGCTGCGGCTACGGCGTTTTTAAACTCCCTCTTGACCATCCGTTCACGGTCGGCTGTAACTTACATGACTGGGAATTTGGTCAAAGCCATGCAGGCAACGCCGATAAACCCAGGGACCAGGTGGACTGGGATCTTTTCTATCGCTGGGTTTTGATAACTAAAAGTGAATCAGATTTAGAGAAGCGCATAGAGCTTGTATGGGATATCATAAAGCTATGGCCGCTCGCTCGAACAGGCGGCGACTTGATGTGGGACGGCGATCCTAAAACTAAGGAGACAAAAAATGCTTGAAATTATAAAGAAGCTTCCTGCTCTTTTGAAAAAAATCACTGGCGTCGTTGCAACGGACGGAAAGTCTTTGCTTGTGTGGATTCTGAACGAATGGCCAGGGCTCACCGATTACCCAGGACTGCTCGAGGCGCTTAAAAAGTTTCTTGAGAATCCGAATAAAGTAAACCTGACGCATGTATTGTTCCAGGCTCTCTGGGCGCTTGCTGCAGGTCATCGATTAATTAAAGTTCTTGCAAAGGTAATTAAGAAGTGAGAGCTGGTCGACTCGATTTGATAGATAGCCTTGCGCTCGAGCAGGGCTCTCTTTTTTCTATAGTTGCAACGTGGAAGGATGACGCCGATGCGTTGATTAATCTCACAGGTTATAGCGCGCGAATGCAGCTCCGAAAGGACTATCCATCATCTGCAGCGGTAGTTGATATCACAGAAGCAAACTCGGGTCAGGGGCAGCTTGTTCTTGGTGGAGCAGCCGGAACGATTAACATCAGAATCCAGGATGAGCACACAGCAACGCTCGATCCTGGGCGCTATGTTTACGATTTAGAAGTTAAAGCGAGTGGTGGCGACTGGCAGCGTCTCCTCGAGGGAGTCGCCGATGTTATGCCGGAGGTAACAAGATAATGCCAACAGTCGTCGTACAAACTTCAGAGAACACCGTTGAAATTCAAACCACAGGCGCGCAAGGTTCTGGTGGCGCTCCGACCGATGCCTCGTATCTCACGCTCGGAAATAATTCAAATCTGAGCGCGGAAAGAGTCCTGACTCCCTCTGCAGATCTCTCGCTCGCTGATGGAGGCGCAAATCAGCCAGCAACGATTGGGCTTGCCAACACTGCGGTAACGCCTGGCTCTTACACAAACACAAACATTACCGTAGATGCCAAGGGCAGAATCACTGCCGCATCAAATGGAAGTGGAGGTGGCGTCACGTCCGTCACTGCAGCAAATACGACGCTCACGATTTCACCGACGACAGGCGCGGTACAAGCCTCCCTCAATTTGGCAAACATCAACACATGGACTGGGCTACAAACTTTTCAAGCAACGGCAGCCGAAGATGACACTTTAGTCGTCGACGGTTCAACGAATCCTTACACGGGAACCGGCACAGCCTACGGAGCGCGCATCACTCGAACCCGAGGCAATAATTCTAATTTACCGCAAAACCTGACAGGCCTTGATGTAACAATCACGAACAACAGCCTCTCAGACGACCAAGATCCTCTAGATTATTCTTGGATGACAATCGGTGAGAGAGTTTTAGTAAATACTTCAATCTCTCATGAAATCGATGTCGCAGATGGTGGTGAGCAGATAATTGGTCGAGACACAACAGTCTCGGTCACCGGCACTTTTGATGGCGCAAGATATACAAGATCCGTAATAGGCGACAATGTCTTTCTGTCTGACACATCAACCTCTAATAGTAGCCAGACATTCATTGATAGCGCAGCGGGTCGCTATACACGAGTTCAATGGAATGCTCCGCACAACGGAACACTTCAACGAACCGTCTGGGGCGATTACATAATAGTTGCGGCGACAGGAGCTGCGGCAATTGGTCTCGAGATCGCATCGGTTTCGGGTAATTCTCAAAGCTTTGCTCTAAAATCTAGCTCAACAGTAAAAAGTTATTTCGCCGGAAAGGTTGGTTTTAATAATCAATCTCCCGTCTCTCCCGTCGATGTAATTCCTTTCTCGAGTATAAATATAGGAATTCAGGTAGCTGGCGTCGTAGGACAAACAGCAGACTTGATAAATTGCACAAACTCAACTCCTACAAATCTTTTTGGAGTTGCTTCCAACGGTGGCGTGAAGCTCTATTCCGGCAACACGACAGGAGTGAGGTTAGACCAAAACGGTACTGGGCAGCTCAAGATCGGAGGTTTTGGTGGAACTAACAACGAAGATCTCATCATCAACCTTGAGAGCGTAGCGAACACAGCGACCGTAAGCTCGTCGACTGGCGTCACGTCGATGGTTTTTACAATAGCAAAAACCCTGAATGACGATCTGAATTTCAACTTCGGAACAGGACTCGATGCTGCTTTTCAATTTGATACTGCGGACACGAATGACACCTTGAAACTTGGACTCAGCTCAAACGGCGCGAATGCTTCTGGCACATTTGTCATCTGCGAGCTCGCGGACATCGATACAAACTTCGGCGTGCCAACATCGACGAACCCGATGCTCCGAATCCAATCAGCGGACGCAACGACGACATCGGACTGGATCGGCTTCTTCCATGACCAGACGAATCCGGTGGTGAAGTTTGGAAACGGAAGCCTTCAATTCCAAGATCCAAACGCAAACGAGATTTTTATACTTGCCAACGTCGCCTCCGCAGTGAACGAGCTCACGCTGACAAACGCAGCTACAGGCAATGCTCCAATCCTTTCAGCGACCGGAACAAACACAGACATCGGCATCACGCTGACACCAAAGGGAACGGGTCGAGTCCTCGTCACTGCAGCGCTCGAGGTGGACGGAGCGCTTGACCATGATGGCAGCACGGTCGGACTCTATGGAGTAACTCCTGTCGCACAAAGCACGGGATGGGCAGTAACAAACGTGACTACAGATAAAGTTTTCAATGCAAACTCAACAAGCCTTGATGAGATTGCAGACGTACTTGGCACTCTAATCACTTATTTAATCTCGCGCGGAGACTTGGCAGCATGAGGCATTCAATTTTTAAAGCGGCGCTTCTTTTTGTTCTATTTTTGGTTCAGTTCGTGGTGTTTCTCTCTCCCGCGCGCGCGAACCCTGATGCCTTTGGAACAATCAACTCCACCGACACCATCCTTAATCAGATGGGGAAAAGCGCTACAAATAATTTTGGAACCCTCACGACTCCACAATATGGCTTTCAGCAATTCTTGAATTATCCGCAGACAGGCAATCTGTATAATCGTCTGCGTGATTTCACGCTAGTTAAAGGACTCAACCTAGCCGTGACAGGTGGCGTTGGAATCTCCGGCGTGGTGTATGTGCCGGAAGTCGATTTGCTTTTCCTCGTCGACAACAATGCGCTCAATATTTCGATTTACAAGGCAAGCAATCTTAGTGCCGCAGAATTTGGAAACGTCACCTTCAGTGGCTTCACCGACACAGAAAGCCTCGCGTACCTCTGGACTATTTACGACGCGAACGGCTTCCCAGATAGCGCGGTCTTCGCAATCGCTGAAGAAAGCCTGAACACGATTCATCTTTTTCAATGGGACTTGCAAGCGACCTCGGGAACTATAACCAAGGGCACCAACACCATCGACATCACGCCATCCAACATGTGGACATTAGATGGCTCATTCGGAATGGAGTCCCTGACATACAATCCAACTTTAAACGTGCTCTACGCAGCAAAGCAGGACGCCTCATTCGAGTTTCGAGTGATACCACTTAGTGGTTCATTAACGCCTGCCGCGACGGAGCCATTCGATGCAGAGGCTTTGTGGGCTGCAACTCTTCCAAGTCCAGGTGGTATTAATGACCTTGCTTTTGATCCGCAAACTCAAACTTGCATTCTAATAGGAGACGCCCAGGGCGCGACCGACAGCAATCAGGACATAATGCGCTTCAACTGTCAGACGGGAGCCATCCTCGAGCATTGGAATAATTTCATAGATGACCTTGGATTTACTGCAGCGAGTTGGCCGCAAAGCGAAGGGATAGCGATCTCTCCTGATGGTCAAAATCTATGGATAAGCTCAGAGGGTGACAACGTCGCCTGGCTCCAAAGAAACCAATCACCATTTACGCAGCGAACCAGTGTCATCACACAAGAGAGAATCGATATTCCTGTTCACCTTGATGTTGGTGCTGATGGAGCAACGACACCACTTCGTATAATAAATGACGTTAACGGCTTCGGTGATTCTGACCTTGATGACAATACGAAAACAGAGCTTAAGCTCGAGTACTATGATTCCAACGAATTAAAATCGACACAAACCGAATCAGGGCGATGCATTCTCAGCGCCGTAACGCCTCCGTCCGCTCTCGGAGCTGTCCAGCAAGAGTCGGGAGGCGAATGCGAGCTCAGCACGGTCGTCGGAACAGGAACACACGGCACAAACTCCCGCATGCTAAATTTTCATGCCTGGAACACAGGGAGGCTTGGAGTTCAGCAAGGGACCGCATCGACATCGCGCGGCACGGTCTGGGCCAACGTGGGTGGCACAATTGCATTCACGCACACACAAACGGGCAACGGAGCGGGAGCAGAAACAAACCTGATCTCAACTTCTGTTGAAGGCAATACCCTTGACGTCAACGGCTCCGGCCTTTCGATAAAGGGTGGTGGCACAATCGGCGCGGGAGTATCGGCAGACAAGCGCATCCGAGCATACTTCGGAGCCACCACTATATTCGACACAGGCGCGCTCAGTTTAACCACAGCGGACTGGGATCTCTCCTGCACGATAATTCGAACCGGCGCAGCGACACAAAAGGCGCTCTGCCGCTTTCAATCGGACAACGCAGGTCTAACCTCGGATGTCGACTATTCAACCCCAGCAGAGACGCTCTCTGGAGCCGTGACGCTCAGAGTTACCGGCGCAGGAACAAACGCGAGTGATGTCGTCGGTGAATTTTTCAAAGTGTTCTACGAGCCGGAGCAATAAAAAAAGAAGCTCCGCATTTCTGCAGAGCTTCTAAAAACCGACAATCGCAGCCCATTCTTTGGGTTTAACGGATTTTCAGGAGTCCATTGAACTCAAGAATAGCATGTGCGAAGTAGCAAAGAACAATGAAAAGAAAGATCGGAAAGAACCGCTCAAGAGCGCGGTCAAACCACTGATAAGCTTTAATAAAAAGATTTGACGGACGAAAGAGAGCACGCGAGCAAGTTTTCATTAGAAAGCCTCCTATTATTTTTTAACAATTAATTTCACAGCTTGCATTTTTTCCCGATCTATCTCCCACAAGCAGATCTCACCGGCACGGGCTTCTGAGTCCAAAATCAAAATCACCGAGCTAGAACTTTCAGCGATATATTTTGCCCAGTGAATAGCGTCATTCAAGAACTCAAACTTGCCATTATTTTCGCTATTGCCCATGTCGGTGACGACGAATCTTTGCATAGAGCGGTTCAAGTTACTAATCATGACGATCTCTCCTAAATTTTACCAACGTACTCAACCACGACCGTGTTGCTGCTCAAATTGATTGCGACAACGCGATAAGCTCCCTTCTTGATAGCATCAACGAGCATTGGCTCCTCAAGTTCTTCAAAAGTAAATTCCTGAATACGCATCAGCGGAACATCTTTGCCGGTCAAAAATTTTAAAGTATCCTGGGTTCTTTCGAGCATGCGCTCATAATTTTCCAGACGTTTTTGACGCGCCGATTTCAATTCTCTTTGTTCGGATAGGCTTAATTTGTTTTCCATGACGAATCCCTTCAAACGAGCCGGGAACCATTCCCGACCACTCAAGAAGCATAGCATAGTCTTTCGGAAAAGCGAAAGAAAATAGCGACAAGTTATCAACATTTCTTGTCTAATCAGTACAGGGGTTTACGAAATAGTTTGCGAAAAAGCGAAAAAACAGCTTATAATCGAGCTCATGGACGACGGAAAAGCCATAAAAGCCTTTATAGCGCGCCACGGCATCAAATTGTGCCGGGTCGCGGCATACCTCGGGATGAGCGAGGAATTGCTCCGTTACCACATCAAACGGGGCTTAAACTCGGGAAATTTGAGGGACCAGTTCCGTAAATACGTTATTACGCGAGCGGAGAGCATGCTCGACGATCTCGATTCCATTCCAGCCAAGCAGGATCCGGCACACACAGAGATTGAGGCAAAGTCTGCCGCTTAGAACCATCGTATAGGGTTCCACGGGGAACACTAAGCCACACAAGCTCACCACAGAGACAGAAAATGGGTAGCAGGGCGTTTTCGCTAGAGTAGCAAGCGAAAGACATTGGCTCCCAGCAATTCGGACACGTAATGCGAAAAACGGCGCTCGGAGGACCGAGAGATGGATCAGCCAAAATTGAAAAAAGCCGGTCGCTCATACTTCAA